ACACTGCATTTTTGTGGAGCGTGTATCATCCGAACAACACGCAGATATTAATTAAATCAAACTCAGGATTTTTCGTGGCAAATACTTGGCACCATGTGGTGTGTGTTTCTGAATACGATGGAACAACTACTCGGTACACAGTTTACAAAAATGGAGTAAAGATCACCACTACAGGCACTGCGGGCAGCACAACTCTTTCACCAGACACTTCAACCATTGGAATAAGTGGAAAAGAACAGTTAGGTAGCAGTAATGACGGAAATGTTGTATTCTGCATAGCGAATCGTGCAAGCGGTAAAAGATTTTATAACAATGGAACAAATACTTCTTGGCGAGGCTCGGTTTCAAACACTCGTGTGTACTCACGCGCTTTGAATCCGGCAGAAGTCCAACAAAACTTTAACGCTCTGCGGAGCAGATTTGGTTTGTAACACACCAGAGGAGAGTATATGCCAGACGAACTAATAGACAATCAAGTGGAGAATAATTTTACTGCTCCCGAAAATGTAATTAATTCAGCACCTGTTACTCTGTCTCGTTTAGGATCGTATGTACGAGAAACTGCAAACTCTACAAATATCGTAGGTAGCAGCAATTGGATAGCGGATCTAACCAATTCCACAAAAAATCCACCACATTCTTTTTTAGGAACAGTACATGAAGTAATAGTATTCAACAGAAAATTGACTGAAACCGAGCGGCAGTCTGTGTACTCGTATCTTTCTAAAAAATATAAACTTACTGACTCACTACCAGACTCGTTTGTTTCATCTCACCCAAGTGCAGAACTAGTAGGACTCACGTACTGGTCAATTAAGCACCATCCAAACAGTAAGGGTTTAAGAGATATACAACCGAATACTCAGTTTGGAGGCATTACTCTGCAAACATTCTTCCATCTTCCAGACCAGATATACAAGTCAGAAGGCACTCGTCTTCCAAATGGAACAGTGCTTTCGGGTGATACATACGGTGGTGTATCAGGTTAAAAAGGAATTTTAATGTCTAGTTACTTAAAAGCGTCAATCAAAAAGTCTTTTGCTGAGAGTTTTCTGTCCGAATTGGAGAGAAACGAAAATCAGTATTTGTTTTTTATTGGTAAAGGTACGCCTTGGCAGAACGAGTTTTCTCCAGATTCGTATGTTGACTCTGTTGGATCTGAATTTTCTGCAATGAACAACATTATTGGGTATAAGAAAATTAATCCAGCTGACATTATTTTTGCAATATCTCGATACGAGTGGGTAACAGGAACGGTCTACAACCAGTACAGCGATTCTGTAGACCTGTTTGACGACACTAATCCCAAAATTTTCTATGTGATTACTGATCAGAACAATATTTACAAATGTTTAAGTAACAACAACAACAGTCCGTCTACAGTTCGGCCTGATCAGACTATTGTTTCTCCGTTTGGCACTAGTGATGGGTACATATGGAAGTTTTTGGGAACGGCCAAAGAGTCCAATCTTCCGTACGAACTAACCGACTACATTCCTGTAGAAATAGCACATCACGCAAACGACACCGAAACAGTAAATCAATATAACACTCAAATACAGGCTGTAAACTCTTCTGTTACACGGATAGATCTTAGTGGCAGTGGTTTTACTGGTGCTTCTGCGGGTGTGTATAATCAAACAATAACAAGTAGTGTTCTTGGATCAGAATCGGGTACTTATTACACAATTAGTGTGGGTAATTTTTCCACAATTACGAACACAAAGAAAACGGTCAAAATCACAGACTCTATTTCACGTCAGCGAATTAATTCTACTTCATCTTTACAAGATTATATTGGTTACGCCATGCGAGTAGACAAAAGTCAAGTTAATGATTCACAGGTAAATAACTACGGAATCATTACAGCAGTTACTAGTACTAGTAATGATATTGATTTTACTGTGGAAAATGATGCCGTAGACTTTGTTGTTACTCCCACAACTGGTTCACAATTTGCGTCTGTTGAAATTACACCCCATATTCGTGCGGTTGGTGACGGATACGGGCTTATTAGTAAACCAAACATGGACAATTCCAAGAAAATTTCTTCGGTTACTGTGGTTAATAGTGGAAAAAATTACAGTAATATTACTCTTGATATACCCACCACAAAAACAAGCACTTCAGTACATCCAACTCTCACAGGTGTGCTGTCACCAAAAAACGGTCACGGAAGCAATATATTAAGCGAATTGGGAGTACAGGATATTCTGATTATTGTGGAGATATCCGAAGAAGACTCTGAAAAAATAGTTGGTGGTCCAGAGTCTTCGTATCGCCAATTTGGAATAATTAAAAATCCTGTGTTGTCAAACGGAAGCAGAGAAATTGCAGGAAAGAGTAATTTATATTTCCGAGACATTACTTTGTTTCCAAACGCTAGTACTCAATCAACACTGGATGCCACAGCATTTCCGTCCACTGGAACTTCTTTTATCTTTGGAAAAGAAACTTTTTCTTGTGCGCGAGTTGTTGGAATAAAGTCAAATAGAAATGCTACTAACAATAATTTTTTGGTGGTACGCACCGTTTCTTCTCATCAAAACTTTGTGACACGACTTGACCGTCCAAACAATTATTCGGTTCAGTTTTCCTCTGCTCCTGCGAGTGGGAGAAACTTTACTGTGGGAGAGCGTATACAGCAGACTGTTCCTGCCGGAACAGAGATTGGTGGAATCTCATACGGTTACGCTTTACAGTCGTTTGGCACTGTACTTTTTCATTCTTCTGGTAGTAATGTGGCAGATGTAATTTTTGATTCTGGTAGTTTGTTTGTTTCAGGATATACGGTAGAAGGAGAACTTTCTGGTGTTACTGCTACTGTATCGAGCGTTAGTCCAAAGTACGGAGAAGACGTAATTGTGTCTTATTATCCCCCCAGCAGTCAATCGTACGCATTTTTAAGTAATGGGTCTAATCAACAAAACCTGTACAGAATTGTAGAAGTTGGCAGTCCATATTTTGGAGCAGGAAGTGCTCCAGCATTCAGCGGACTTCACGTTCTTGATATTGCAACTAGTGTTAGTGGTGTAACAGGAGTGTTAGACACAACCACTACACCGCTAACACCAAATTCGTTCTCTGTTGGTTCAATGGTGGTTCAAGGCAGTACATCAAGTAGTTATTTTTCTTACGCTACAGGCAGAGTATACAAATGGGATTTTGTTAATCCTTCCTACGGTAAACTGTATCTTACTGGAGTGAACGGTAACTTTAAAAATGTAGAGGTGGATGGAATAACAGGTTCAGTTTTGCAGGGGTTTATTGTGTCTTCTGTATCTTTACCAGAGATAGACCGAACATCGGGCGAAATCATATACATAGACAATATACGGCAAATCAAAAGAACAATAGGACAAGAAGAAGAATTTAGACTTCGTTTAGGATTCTAAGAGGAACACATGGCATACGATCCTAGTATTTTTAATACCAATCCTTACTACGACGATTTTGATGCAAGCAAGGGCTTCTTGCGAGTGTTGTTCAAGCCAGGTTACGCTTTACAGGCGCGTGAGCTTACACAATTACAAACAGTGTTACAGGATCAAATTTCAAAAATTGGTGATCATATTTTTAAAGACGGATCACGAATTGTTGGTGGGTCTATCAGTGTACGAAATGTTTCGTATGTTTCAGTTGATGTTGGGACAGAAACTTCCCTTTCTGGCGTATCAGACTACTCTGGCCTTGTTGGGGGACTTTTAGAACCCTTGTCTGTAGCTGGAGCAGTAAACTCCAGCAAAGCTAAAGTTGTTCACTACATTAATCCAGACTACTCAACTGACAGAAAACTCATATTGGTTGTTGATTTTATTTCAGGAACTAATCTTGGTTCTACTTTTAAATGGACAAAGACTGGAGTTGCAACATCTTATACTCTTGCGTCTTCTCCTGTGACTGGATTTGTCACTACTGGGAACTGTAAACTATTAACCATTTCTGAAGGAATTTTTTATATTGACGGGTTCTTTGTACGAAACACATTGCAGAATTTTACGCCATTTAGAGTGAATAATAATGTGCGTGATTTTTCTTTTAATAATTTTTCTGATCTGTCTAAAAAAATAGGATTTTCTCTTGTCAGAGATTCTGTTACGGAGCAAGAAGACAACACACTACGCGATCCTGCAATTGGGTCTTACAACTACAATGCACCAGGTTCAGATCGCTACAAGATAAATTTGGTACTGTCTCAGTTAGATTTTGAACAGGCATCCACAGACTTTGTGGAGTTGTTAAAGTTTCAAAACGGCAGAATTACTAAACGGGTAGATCGGGTTTCATATGGGGAAATCGAGCGTGTGTTTGCTCGTAGAACATACGATGAGTCTGGATCGTATACCGTAAAACCTTTTGAAGTTACTATAAAACCAAATAATAGTGATACCTCACAATTTAATGCGTTTATCGGCTCTGGCAAGGCTTATTTGTACGGATACGAATTAGACAATCAGTATCCGCAAGTGATTGGAATTTCTCGCGCACGGGAAACTCAGATAGAATCAAACAAGCGGTATCCGTTCTCTGTTGGAAACTGGTTGGGTGTAAGCATGGGAGCTTCTTTGAGTCCTCCAGGTGGTTTCACTTTTGGTTACGGTCAAACCCTGTCAACCAAACTCAGCACAGTTGCACAAGGGTCTGCTATTGTTCGTTTTCGTCGTGGCCCTATAAACACTCCTGGTTCTGTTGTTGCAACTGGATACGTTCACGGGTACGATCCAGAATTAAGTCCTGGAGTTACTTCTACGAACGCCAGACTGTATTTGTACGGAATTAGTGGTTCTATTTCTGGTGCTTCTATTGGATACATTTACGAACACGCATCTACCTCTACGAGTCTTGGAAATACTATTGGACAATTTGCTCCTATTTCTGGAGATAGTTTTTCTGGACTGTCAAACACAGACGATCAGAGTCTGGTGTACGAGATAACTCCAGGATACGCTATAAAGGACTTTTCGTACCTAAAAATATGGACAAAACTTGGTTCGGATGGTATTAATCCAAATAATTCTTCTAGCACTCCACAGACAACCACATACACGGTTGACCAATCCTCTTTTTCAAGTACAATATCATCGTCTAGTTCTTCACTAATCCAATTTGATGATTACGGAGCAGCGAGTAGTCCAGCAGACACAAACAAATTGTCTGCAATTCGTATTGTGAACGCAGGCGGTCTTGGTTACGCGCCGACCACAACGGTTTTTGCACCTAATGGAATTAGTCTTTACAATAATAACACAACACCAGGCACTGGTTTTATTCTTGCAATTAAACCAGCGGTTGCAGGATTTACTTCTGGTTCTGTAAAGGTGATTTGTCCCGTTATTTACACTCCATCCTTTACAGATGCTCCATCAACACAGTACAGAATTAAAACAGCAAGTAATAATTCTCAAACTTTTGTGTCTACTATTTTTACTACGGATGGCTCTAGAAAGTACTATCCCTTACAAAATACCGATGTGTTTAAGATTACTCGTGTTTACGGTATCAGTGGTAGTGAGCAAATAGATTTAACTTCGGATTTTGAACTTGATGACGGACAGAGAGAGGCTTTCTATGACAATTCTCGTCTGTACATTAAACCAACTATAGCAAATCAACCACGATACACTAACACTACTGATTCTTTGTCTATAACAGTAGAGTACACTTATTTTAACCACACCGGATTACCGTACGCTCCATTTATTGGTTCAATGTCGTATATTAGTCACCCGTATGAGGAGATTCCTCTGTACACAAACAAGAGAACAGGTAAAACTGTTTCTCTTGCAAACTGTTTGGATTTTCGTCGTAGTGGGATTACATCATCTACTCCAATGATAAAACCGTACGGACGAATGGAATTTGGAGTAAATGAAGACACCATAGTTTCATACACCCACTATTTACCTAGAATAGACAAACTGTGTGTAAAGAAAGATACTCAAGACGGATCTCCACTGTTCTTTGTGGTGCAGGGAACACCTGATATGTCCCCAATTGCACCCCCTGATCCCACAGAAGGACTGGTGATTAGCACACTTACCGTCCCTGCTTATACCCACAACACTAGTGATATAACAATTACTACAAATAACACAAAGCGATACACGATGGCTGATATTGGAAAGATTCAGCAGCGAGTAGATGATGTTGAAGTTTTTGCTAAACTGTCTCTTTCAGAATCAGAAATAGAAGCTCGTAGTTTAAGAACTAGTCCTACAAGCAACGAACCTATTAAAACATCTATTTACTCTGATCAACTATACGGTCACTCTGTTTCCGATGTGTCTTCGTCAGAACACATTTGTTCTATTGATTTTGAGCGAGGAGAATTGCGTCCTTTCTTTACTTCTAGCAGGGTGTCTCTGCTGTCTAGTTCTTTAGTTTCAACAAACACTACTACTTCTGCTGATGGTGTTGTTAGTCTTGAATATGTCGAAGAGAACCACCTGGAAAACAATCAGTACACCAAAACAATTTCTGTGAATCCTTCAAACAATGTTAATTGGCTTGGATTCATGAAATTGACCAATGCTAATAATGTTGGCACTCAAGTTATTCCATTTTACGATACAGGTTTCCGCCCTGTAGTGCGTACAAATTCTCTCATGGAGAACGATAACTGGTTATCTTCCAATGCTTCTAATTTAAGAGGGTTTGGTACTCAGTGGAATGACTGGGAGTCTTTGTGGACAGGCATAGAAGACGTTCAGGAAGAGCAGGACAGTATACAAAAACAGATTTTTCAATTAGCAAGAGTTTCATCCACTTCTGCTGTTCCTATGATTAATTCTGGAAATGTTCGTGTTGCTGCTACAAGAAACACCACTCCTATTGATGAGAAAAATCGGTCGTATATTCGTGCTAGAAGTCTAAAAAACAGAATTACTAGAAGAATTGGTTCAAAGGTAATTGACCAAACTGTGGTTCCGTTTATTCCTGTAATGGATATGAAAGCAATCGTAACAGGACTAAAACCGAATACCACTGGACTGTCTCTGTATTTTGATGGAGATTTAATGGTTCCGGATATTTCTACTGATCCAAACGGAAGTTGCACTGTATCTTTTACTATTCCTGCAAACACTTACATTGCAGGTGAAAAAACTGTAAGAATTAGTGACAGTGCAAACATTGAAAATTGCACCATGTCTGCTGATTCTGTTTTGTATTGTAGTGGGCTGCTTGAACAGAGAGACAGCGGGTCGTACTCTACTCGTCCCCCTGAATTACGAAGGCAGTCAGTGGCAAGTGAAACCATTTCTAAAGATCCGTTTAATAGGAATATTGACACTCTACAAAACACCAACTGGAGTGATCCACTATCACAGACATTCTATGTGGATAAAAATAGCAATCCAGAGGGAGTATTTATTAGTAGTGTTTCTTTGTTCTTTTCTTCAAAAGATCAAACATTACCGGTAACCATTCAGATTCGTCCCACGGTTTCGGGATACCCTTCTCCGTCTGTGGTGATGCCTTTCAGCACTGTAACTAAAATTCCTACAGATGTAAACTTGAATTCAGCGTCTACTTCTACTCCTACTGAAACTAAATTTGTGTTTTCAACACCTGTATATCTTGAACCAGGTGAGTACTCTATCTGTGTGCTTACAAACAGTAGTGATTACTTTTTATACGCCGCAGATTCTGCTTTGGATTCTATTGGAGGTTCAGGTCGTGTTGGCGGCAATCAACTGGTTGGTTCTCTGTATACTCAACAAGGAATTGGAGTAGCCGTTCAAGACAACACCACGAACATCATGTTTAGTGTTGAGCGGTGTAAATTTAATGTGCTGCAAGGAACACTAAATTATAATTTAGCAATTCCACAAACACACCTGTTCAAGATTCAAACTCCTGAAATATTGCCTTCAGGGTGTACGATTACACGCAGTTTTGCTCTTATTCCTTTTGAAAACGGAGAAACTGTGTATCCACAGAGTGCAGTGGCATCAGGAAGTATTAATATAACATATTCTATTAAACGAGGCGCAAACACTGCGGTTTCGCCTGTTGTAGATATGCAAGCACAATACGGTCAAGTGTTTACTTTGACTCCTGTTTCTGAATACGTGTCTAGAGTGGTTGAGTTACCAGAAACTTTAGCTTCGAATGGAATTACTGTGTTTCTTGACGGAAACGTTCCCGAGGGTTCGGGTGTAAATGTTTCGTATCGGTATGTTGGAATAGGAGAAGCTGAATTGTTTGGAAAAACATGGATTCCTCTTACACAAAACACACCACAGTTTACTAGTGTGTCTGAATTAGATTTCAGGGAGTTGCGGTACTCTAATCCCACTTTGCTGCCGGGAGAAAAATTCAAGGGCTATCAGATAAAGATTACCATGAATGCTTCCACCCCCACAGGAACAGTACTTTCATATTTTAAAACTCCCGCTGTAAAAAATATTAGAATAGTGAGTTCTGTTCTATGACCACGAACTCGCGGTACACACGTGACACCAGAACAGGTTCGGTGCTTATTCGATCCACTGTTGATGTGGAGTCTCAACTTGAAAAAAATAGAATTTATAGTAGGGTGGACGCTTTGGAAACAGAGATAAATAGTTTGAAGCAAGAATTACAAAAAATAAAATCACAACTATTACCCAATAAGAGCGTGTAAACATGGCAGCAAGCACTGGACCAGACAACAATAGTTTTCAAATTCCTGAAGTTCAACTTGGAGACACATTTAATTTGTGGAGAGATGCCACCAACACCTCCATATACAAATTAAATAAACTCCGTGTATACAGTGGAACAAGTTCTGCTTCTATTGATTTAGTAACAACCGCAGGGGGAACTCTTACTGCAAACCTTGCAGATAATGTAAACAAGGGTGTGACTTTTATACAACCTGTGTCCTTTGAGTCAGGAGTCACGTTTAATGGGGAAGTAACTTTTAACGCTCCCAGATTCACTGTTAACGCGCAGATAGTTACAATTGACGACTATAATCTTGTGCTTGGTGACACTGGTTCACCAAGCGATACAAGTATTGACGCTGCGGGTGGTGGTGGTTTATTTCTTCGCCGTGGCACAAGCGGAAACACCGCAGAGTGGGTGTGGAGACCAGTTAATGTTCAGGGTGTGACTGGTGTTTGGCGTGCCAATACCCATATTGGATTCAGCGGTGCCACTAGTGGTTTGTATCCTAATAATGGTGGAGTTTTGCCTGTTCACGGAACAGGTATTCGCCTTGATGGTGGACTTACAAGCGAACACGGACTAGCAATAGATCTGTCTACTACTGGTGTTAATGGAACAACAAGTGAGCGAATGGTTCAGTTTTCTCGATATTCGCCTGCTGGTTCTACTGCATTTATAGACGTGTTTGCTGGTCCTAGTTACGGATCTCGCCCGTTTGTTAATGTTCGTGACGGTGCAAATCGAAAAACAGTAACTCAAA